GGACAATCAACATCGTTGACGTTGCAAACCTTGCGTTTGCGGGCGGAATTGCAACCATCGTTGATTGATGACGCCGACATCGGCGGGTGCGGATGTTTTGTGGATGAGGAGGAACGATGAGCGTCACGGACCCGGAATACGACGGGGAGATCGTGACGCTGGGCATCCGCATCTTCGAGGGCGTGGCAGACGACCTGCCACGCTGGCAACCGTGGATCGCCGGCGAGACGGCGCATTGCGTCGCGTCGCTGTACCGCGACGGTGCCAACCACGTGCGGCGCACCAGCGTGACCCGTGGGTCGACGCGCGGTGTGTGGGAAATCATCCTGCGCGATGGGCGGTATGCCGTCGTGCCGTGGGGCGGTGGACGTGACGCGGAAGTGGATCTCGGGACGGATCGCGCGGTTGCGCTGGCGCACCTCAAGGAGCGCCTGGCGGCGTTGACGGTGGGCGAACCACGGGGACAGATGGAGTTGGGATTGTGACGCTGAAGGCGCCGTTTCCGTATTTCGGAGGCAAGCACCGCGCTGCGCCGATCATCTGGCAGGCACTCGGTGATCCGGGCGATTTACAGAGGACGATATGACCGCGTATTCACTGGCGGTAATTGATCCTCCGTGGAAATGGCTACAGTGGACGCAAGGCGCGGGCGAACGGCCCATACCCTACACAACCATCAGCACGGCGGAAATCGCCGCGCTACCTATCGGTGACCTGTTGGCACCCAATGCCGTGGTCATGCTATGGGTGGTGGATTCCATGTTGCCGCACGCCATGCAATGCCTTACCTCGTGGGGACTGACCTACAAGACGGTCGGTATCTACTGGACGAAAGAACGCCCATCGGGACGCGAACACATGGGCCTAGGCTATTACACCCGGGCCAACCCTGAACAGTGCTGGATAGCCACCAAGGGCAAGGGCATACCCCGCGTATCCAAGGCCGTACGGCGGTGGTTGCACGCGCCATCCGGGGCACACTCTGAGAAACCCGACTTGTTCTATGCCAAGATGGAGGAATTGTTCGGTGACGTTCCACGGGTGGACGTGTTCGCCCGGAAGCAACGCCCGGGGTGGGATGCCATCGGCGACGCCATCGACGGCCGCGACATACGCGATGTCCTGAAAGACAAGGCGGCACCGTGCGGGCACAACAAGCGTGATTTGAGCGAGCGCCTGTGGCTATCACCGGCGTGCCTCAGTCCGCAGATGGAGTTGGGATTGTGACGACATACAAGTGGACGGTGCGTCGATATGGCGCGCATCCGCGGAACCAGATTGCCAACGAGCACATGCTGGCGCTCGTCGAGGCGCCGGATTGGGAGACGGCGAAACGGGCGGTGCTGGACGCTCCAGGGGTGACGTTGTACGACGGGCAACGCCTCAAAGTGTCATTGGTGCGTCCTGATCGACCGTACCCGAGGCGGGTTGGACGCGCACTAAACGCCAACATGATGCGCGATCGCTTGGTCGACGGGTACGACGCGTGGGTGATATCGCAGGGGCGGGTGCGCTTTTGCGTGCTCCATGCGTACCAACGCACCGGCGCGCACCGGCGCGAATCAGCCTTCGAGGCGGCCAACATCCAAGCCGCGAACAATGCGCGGTGGTTACGTCAGGAGACCGCGTGGTTGCTACGTCAACGGGACACCGGCCGATTGATCTACGTTGTCGGTACCGGCGTGTGGCGCACGGTGACGGACGATGGTCACGATTTCGCCCGCTGGTTGTGCGGCCCGTACCGCAATGGCGTCAAGCCGGTGCTGGCGTGCCAAACACCCGAAAGTCACGGGACCGCGGGCTGGTGTCCGCTCCGTGATCGGTCGTACGACGCGGTCGCGATTGCACGACGCGTTGGTGAGGATCGCGTCAAAGTCATCGTCCTGGGACGCGGTGAGGCGTGGTACGACAACGACGCGCAGCCTGCATCCGCGGTGGTTGCGAGGCCGATCATCGACGCGATGGGACGGACGATTTTGAGCGGCCGGAAGTGGTAGCCAAGTTTCCAGATTGGTTCGCCAAACGCTTGACATGGCTATAGCCATGTGGCACAATAAGTGTGTCGGCGGGAGACGCGGACACGGCGAAGGGAACGGGACGATGACGAAGGCCACACGCAGCCAACTCACACAAACCATCATCAGCAAACTGTCACACGAAGACACGGGTCCGATTGATCACATCATTGTCGAGTGCGCAGAGTTCGTAACCGCGGAGTTCGCCCGTGAGTACGCATCGTCTGGTGATCGCAAGCGCATCACAAACAACAGCGGACTTATCAGCGAGTTGGTGCGTCATGCGGCTGACAGGGTCTTTATCAGCATTCTTGCGTAAACAGGTCGAAACCACCGGGCCGGTGACGGTCTGGTGGTCGGGCGGTAAGGCCGCTCCTGACGAGACCACGAAAGGGGAACAGGTGGAGATCGAGGTAACGTACACACCGGCGCTGATCGGCGTCGGTCCCGAGGTCGGCGATGATGTCAACGCATCGTGCGACGCATTCGAGGTGCAGGTGCATCATTGGCTGACCGCGTCGTACCCAGATGCCGACATCACGGTGACGCGGGACAGTGGCCATCTGGCGGACCTATCCGTCGTCACGCACGGGTTTGTTGACCGGCGCGGCGTGCTCACGACGAGGCAGGCGGTGTGGTCGGACGTGTGGGACATGATCGGACCGTACGGGCGGTATCGCCGTCCGGTCCGCGGTGGCATCCTCCAGGCATCGGTGCCGGTGGTTGTCGTGCGACCCGAGCGCAGGCCGGACGTGTTCACGATCCTTGTGGACGATGCCTCCGGCGACAGCGTGATCGAATGCGACGAGGATGAGGCACGCGCCGTCATGCGGTCTGGCTTCGGGGCGATGGCATGAACGGCGACCTGATGAACGATGTGGTCACCGAGGTATCGGTCACCGGCGCGGTGACGACGGACGGGCGGTTGCGGTTCCGCAGCCCGCTCGATGTCGAAGCGTGGGCGCACGACCACTTGGTCGCACGGCTCGGGTGGGATTTCCTGATCGACGGCAATGAGAACGGGGTACCGCGGGACACGGACGAGGCGCTCGAACGGGTGCAGGTCCGCTACATTCCGGAGGCGGTCCGGCGCACGATGCGGGGCCGGTTGTCGGACGGGTTGTACCTGACGTGGGCTGTATACGGGTTGGACGACGGACGGCAGGTCGAGTTCCTGGAACGAGCGTGGCACGAACTGCGACGGCTGATCGCACGTGGTGACGGGTGATGCCGGACTTCGAGCGTGCCAGCGTCACGGTGGTGTGGCGCGGGTACGGCGATGATGTCAGGATCTCCGGCGAGACCATGCGTCAGGTCCGCCTGCTCGCAGGCATGTCGATGGAGACGCTAGCACGCGCTACGGGGTTGTCGTATGCCACCATCGTGCGCGCCGAGCGTGGACGGGACGTGGCTGACGGCAAGCGCCAGGCAGCGATAAGGAAGGAGACACTGGAACGGATTGCACAGGCGCTCGGGGTGGTCCCGGCGCTATTGATACGGCGCACGGAACGGAAGGCAAAGGGACATGGGCGGAATCATGCAGATCAGGGGCAAACCGTACGCGACGGTGGCGCACCGGGCGCAACAGGCGCACGGGGAACACATCCGGCCGATGGGGATCGCGTCGACGGTGACGCGGTTCGTGACGATCGGTGAGTTCCACATCGTTGTGGTGACGGTGCAATTCACGGACGGGCGCGTGTTCGAGGGATCGTCCGAAGTCACGCGTGGGTCCGGCGGTGGCGCGCAGGCGTCTTCGCCGGTCGAGACCGCGGAGACTTCGGCGTACGGCAGGGCGCTTGCAATGGCCGGGTATTACGGGTCCGGTGACGGGCTGGCGGGATACGAGGAGGTGACGTTCAGCGAGGCACGCACGACCGCGCCCGGATGGGGCGCCGCCCTCGCTAGGGCGACCCGCCCGCGTCCTGTGGCGTCCGGTGTGAATGGCGCGACGACGGTCGCGAATGATGGCGAGTTCTGAGGAGAACATGATGGCAATGCAGCGACCACAACGCAGCGCGCTACCCAAGTTCCAACGGGTGGCTGGTGGCGGTGAGAAGCAAGACTACGAGATCACGCACCTGTGCGGACATACCGGCATCATACAGGTGTTCGCCGGGTCCAATCCTGACAACAGCCGGTGGGTTCAGGCGCAGCGCGACAGGGACTGCCGGGACTGCTACACCGCGAAGATGGTGGAAAGCGATCAGGCATCGGTCGATGCCGGGAAGCGCGTCGCGCTCGATGGTGGACCCAAGCAGGTTCCGTGGGCGCAGTCGGTCCGGCAGTCCCGCGCATCCGAGATGCGGACGTGGCTGGAGAGCGTCACGGCAGTCGGTGCCGGTGCCGTCAAGGCGGGACGGTTGACGCAGGCGGAATACGAGGCGGCCATTCAGGATGTTCGGGCCGGGTTCTCGGATCTCATGATGGGGTGCGAGTTCTCGGACGAGGACTACGATCATTCAGGGTACGCGAAGTGGTGGATCGACACGCGCAAGGATCCGCTTGAGGCGGGGATTATCGCGCGGTTGTTGCCGGACCGGGACATCCTTGGGGCTGGCGTGTTCACACGCTTGTCCGAGGATGGATGGTCGCCAGCCGATGATGCGACGCTGTTGCCGGTTGAAGTCGAACCGGAACCCGTGCAACGCACGGCAACGCCGTTGCCTGGCACCGCACCGGAACCGTTCAATCCGCATGCGCGTGGCAAGGGTCGCCTGCCCGTGAAGGTGGTCGCCGGTCCGGCGGCTGGACAGTGGCAGCGCGAGGTCGAGGCAATGGATCTGGACGACAGTCCGTTCTGATCCGCGGTGGTAACTGACTTGCAGGCCCGCCCCGCCACTCGGGGCGGGCCTGTTTGTTACTTTGTGCTATGCTTCTGGCGCGCATTGGAGGCGTAACAGTGATACCGAAGGAACCACGAAAGCAGATGAACCTGCGGCTGGACAGCGCGACCATGCATGTCCTGCGAGCAGCCTCCGAAACCTCGGGAATTTCGATGACGACCCTGATCCGTGCTGCGATCTGGGCGCATTACGGCGACGGGCAGGCGTCGCGAGTGGCGCACACGTTGAGTCGAGCGGTCGAGGCGAGCCGATGAGCGTGAGTATCGACCCGGAGTTTGCGGGATTGATCCACGCACCATCGGCTGACGAACTCAGGGGACTGGAGGCCGACATCGTTGCGCGAGGCTGTCTCGATGCGATCAAGACGTGGAATGGCCTGATCGTCGACGGGCATAACCGCTTTGAGATTTGTAAGCGACTTGGCAAGCCGTATCGCGTCGAGGCGCTGTCATTTGCTACACGCGACGAGGCGAAGGCGTGGATGATCGCGCACCAGTTGGGGCGACGCAACCTGCCTGAGAACGTGATCGCGTACTACCGTGGGCAATACAAGGCGTTGCTGCAAGACATTGCCAAGGCTTCACTGATATCGCGTGGGCGTGCTTCTGCGTTGTTCATTCCGATGGGAGAAAAGGTACAGGATAACGGGCACTATGCCCGTTATCCTATACCTTTATCGACTCAGGAACCGGCGGTAGCCGATAGGTTGCGCCGTCATGCTGAATACGCGCGTGCGGTCGACGAGGTTGCCAAGGCGACGGGCGTGGCGCCGGTGGCGATTGCGTCCATCCCGGGGCTGACGCAGAAGGCGACGCAGCAACTGGCCGAAAGCCTTGACTCGCCGAATGAGCGGGTGCGCGAGCAGGCAAGAAACGCCGTCACCGAGATGGTGGCTGGTGAAGAGCCCGCGCAAGCCATGAAGCGCGCACATGCGATGTACAACACCGGCGAGAACGAGTGGTACACGCCATCAAATCTCATTGACTGTGCCCGTTCATTTCTAGGCGCCATTGATCTCGACCCTGCGTCGAGCGCATTGGCGAACGAGACGGTTCGTGCAATGACGTGGTACGGCGTCGAGCAGGATGGACTGGCGCAACGGTGGCATGGCAGGGTGTGGATGAACCCGCCATACGCTCGAGGGCTAATCGAGCGGTTTGTCGAGCGGTTGATGGAGTCTCACCTAGCAGGTGATGTCCCGGAGGCACTGATCCTGGTGAACAACGCGACGGACACGCGGTGGTTCCATCATCTTCAATCCGCACCGCATCGGCATACGCTTGCGCTCTCATATCGCGTCAAGTTCCTGTCACCAGAAGGGCGCGATCCGAACGCCATGCAGGGGCAGGTAGTGGTGTATCTCGGATCACGGCGTGACGAGTTCGCGCTGGCGTTTTCCGCGCATGGAGTGGTGCTATGAGAATCTGGGAGTTCACGCCTGATCCGTTCCATGATGAACTTCAGGATGCAATCGTGCGGGCGTGTCTGGATGACGGCGTGCTGGCACGGCCATTCATGGGCAATGGCGATGGGACGCCAATTGCGCGGTGGCGTAGCGACCGATTCATCGCACCGGACATCATCGGAGAATGCGAGGGGATTGCGTTCACGATTGAGGTGAAAACCAAGCGAGCAATGACGCTGCGGCGTGCGTCAGGATGGTGGGAAACGGGCATCGACGCGGACTTATGGGACGAATACGTAGCGTTGAACGACGCCGGTGTGCCCGTAATCCTTGCGATGTTGCATCGTGGCAAGGTTTCTGCCACTGACCACGCGTGGTGCGCGGATGCATTGATTGCCATCGACAGCCTCGATTTCGGCGGGATGTACGTTGCATCGGTCACTGACTTGTGCGACATGCTCCCGCCACGCGGCGGCACGTACATGACGCATGGGGGGCGTTCCGTGCAGATGGTCTACTGGCCGCTCATGTCTGCCAATGGGCGCATGCGTTCTGGTGGGTGGCAGCGCCATGGCATCCTGTCTGACTCCTCGGCGGCATTCGATGTGCCGTGGGGTAGCGTAGTCTCGGATGCTGTCCGTGCCGTTGGCGGACACGCATTGTCGTTGCCTGGGAGGATGGGCGATGTATCACTGGTTCGGCGCAAGGTACGGGTGGCGGATGTGATTGTTGGCGTCACGGACTGGTAGCGGGCTGGGATTGGAAAAGGGGACATGGCAACAATGACGCGGTACCCGACCGCCGAGGAACTGGCACGCAGCCTCGGCGGTCGACGGAATGCGAAGGGATGGATGGCGAAATGTCCGGCGCATGAGGATCGCCATGCGTCGCTGTCGATCAGCGAGGCTGATGATGGGTCGCGGACGCTCTGGTTCTGCCACGCAAAGTGCTCGCAGGATGATGTCAAGCGCGCGCTGATCGCGCGTGGCCTGTGGCCGGAGGACATGGCGACAATGGAACTCGCGCAGGCATCCCGGCCGGCCGTCAAGCCGGTGGCGAACCGCAAGGCGGTGGCGACGTATCAGTACCGTGACGCGGACGGCACCGTGGTGCACGAAACCCTGCGGTACGACCCAAAGGACTTCCGTCAACGGGCGGTGTTGCCGGACGGGTCGCATGAATGGTCGCTCGCGAAGGTGTGGACGGTCCTGTACCGCCTGCCGGAACTCCTGGCGTCGGACGGTCCGGTGTGGATCGTCGAGGGCGAGAAGGACGCGGACACGCTGGCAGCCACGGGCGCAACCGTGACGACGGTGCCGATGGGTGCCGGGAAGTGGAAAACGCATTACGGGGACTGGCTGCGGGGTCGCGAGGTCCGCATCGTGCCGGACAACGACGATGCCGGACGGGCCGGTGCGCGCACGATTGCGAAGGCGCTGTCGGGGATCGCGTCGTCCGTCGTCGTGGTGACGTTGCCGGTCACGGGAAAGGGCGCGGATGTCAGCGACTATCTGACAGGCGGTGCGACCCTGGCGGACCTCGAAGCGCTCGTGGCGGATGCGTCGGCGATTGAGGCAATCGAGGCGGTGCCGGACGAACCGAAACCGATGGCCTTGACCGGCGACGGGATGCCGTTGACGGACCTCGGCAACGCCGAGCGGTTGCTACGGGCGCACGGAATTGACCTGCGGTATTGCGTGGCGTGGAAGTGCTGGCTGGTGTGGACGGGGACGCACTGGGAACGCGATGCGGGTGACCATGAGGTCCGCCGTCGGGCCGTGGAAACCATCCTCGACCTGACCAACGTCGCAGCCGTGGACTTTTCGCCGGACCTGCAACCCGCGCAACGCACCGCGCTCGTCAAGCACTCGGAACGGTCGCAGTCGGTCAACCGCGTCGCCGCGATGGTCGACATGGCGCGGTCCCGACCCAACGTGATCGTCAGTCCCGAACGCCTGGACGATGAACCGTACCTTGTGAACTTCGGCAATGGCACGCTGAATCTCAAGAACGGCGAGTTCCGCACGCAGCGCCGGGACGATCGGATCACGCGGATGATCCGGTGGAATGGCGAGCCGTCGCGCTACGATCCCGACCTTGAATCGAAACCGAACAGCACGTGGGAGCGGTTCGTCGCGCGCGTCCTGCCGGACCCTGAGGTGCGCCGGTTCGCGCAGATGGCGATGGGCTATTCGCTGATCGGGGACACGAGCGAGCGGATCATGATGATCCTCTATGGCACCGGACGCAACGGGAAGTCCACGTTTATCGAGACGTGCCAGGCGGCGTTCGGGGAATACAGTCTCACGGTGCCGTCGTCATTGTTCCTTGCCAGCAAGGACTCGCGCGGTGGCGGGTCCGCGACGCCGGACATCGCGTCGCTGTACCGGGCGCGGTTGGTGACGTCGCAGGAAACACCCGAGGGCGGGCGGTTCGACGAGGCGCGGGTCAAGTGGATCACGGGCGACGACACGATCTCGGCGCGACGGTTGTACGAGTCGCCGTTCACGTTCGAACCAAGCCACACGGTGTGGCTGTCAACCAATCACCGGCCGGTCGTGCGCGGTGGTGGTCACGCACTGTGGGACCGCATGCGCTGCATACCGTTCACCGAACGCATCCGCGACAACGAGGTCCAGGGCGATCTGAAGAAACGCCTGCGCGACGAACTGCCATCGGTTATGGCATGGATCGTGGGTGGCACGAATGGGTACCAGCGCGAAGGCGGACTGATCGTTCCGCGTGCGGTCGATGTGGCTGGCGTAACGTACCGCGAGGACTCTGACTGGTTCGGTGGGTTCATGGAAAGCCGGTGCGCCGTGGATGAGGATGCAACTGCGCTCGCAGGCGAATTGCACAAGGCGTACAACGCGTGGGCTGCCGAGGCCAATGAGAAACCGATGACGCCGACGGCGCTCGGCAACGCGCTACGGGAGCGTGGCATGACGTCGTACAAGACTGGACACGGGGCGCGTGCATGGCGCGGGATCGGATTGTTGAGGTGATGACGGTACGGCGGGTTACGGCGGGTACGGCGGGTTTAGACCCTTTTTGCCATAAAGTGCTAGGTTTTTTATTTCACGTAGGGACTTTACGTCAAAACACCCCTAAACCCGCCGTACCCGCCGTACTTTTTGGGGACCAACCAACCGCAACCACTTGACAATACGTCCGTTTAAGAGGGTGGAACGGGGGATACAATGGCGGGATACTGGCTGGCGGTCGGGTTGGAAATGGCGATGTTGGGACTGCTCCTGGCTATCGCACTGTGGGCACTGTTCGATGCGGACCGCTTACGCGGACTGTGGATCACGGAACGGGAGAGGCGTGTGACGGGATCACGCGAGTGCACTTGCGGGGCGTACCGCCGGTGCTGATCGACGATGTGCAGGCGACGTTTGACACGCTATACGACGATCTCCAGGGTGAGGTCGCCGGACACGTTCAGCGCCTGATGAAGGGGCGCACGCTCGACGCGCTGTCCGCCGAGGATTGCGTGCAAACGGTCTGGACGAAGGTGTGGGCAAACCTACCGACCGTGAAGCGCAGACCCGGTCATGGACGCCACGACGGGCTGCGTGCGTGGGTTCACATGATCGCGCGCAATACCGTGCTGGATCTTGCGAACCGTGCGTCCTACCGGCGTCACGTCAGCCTGGCACCGGACGGGATGCTGGACCACGGAACTGTCAACGGGTCCGGCGACGCGGTCCGATCCGACCCGGGATTCGAGGCGCTTCCGTCATCGGACCCGCATGCGCGCGTGGTTGGCAAGGATGTCGCGTCAATCGTCAACGAGGCACTCGGCGTCATGACGCCATACCAGGCGCAATGCGTCCGGACCATGCTGGCGGGACTCAACAGCGTCGAGTCGGCGCAGCGCCAAGGCAAGACGGGGCGTGGCGTCCGTCACGCGTTATTGCGTGGCCGGCGGACATTCGAGGCCGTGGCGTCACAAAGGGGATACGACCGATGCCATTGATCGACGCGTTCGGATTGCCTGCACGATTGATCGTGTGGATCAGGGCGCAACCGTGCGGTGTCACGATGCAGGTGGAGACCGAGGACGTGCTGAGCGAACTCCGGATCATCTACCCACCGCGTCCGGATCTCGGGTCGCCCGAGGAGTTGTGGGACGCCATCCGCCAGGCCGACGCGGAGGACGAGGAACTCGGGAACGCCAACCACTGGCGATCATTCGTGCTCGTCGCGTGGGCGTTCGAAGATGGCGACAGCGTCACGGGCGGCGTACCAAGGACGATCCGGTTCGTGTGCCCGCGGTCCACGTGGGAGGTGGCGCTGTGACGTACGTCCACCGCACCGCGCTGGCGATTGACGTATGGGAGGCATCCGTGAAACTGTGCGCACGCACGCCGACCGATGACGAGCAGGCTGCGGCGTGCGCGTACATCGACATCCTCGTGTCCCATCAGGCGATGCCGGACCTGTCGAGGATCGGCGCGGATGAGGTCGCCGTGCTCGCCAGCGTCGTCGTCCGGCGCACGATGCCGGACGCGATGGCACGCGCATGATGACGCTCGTGCTGCCGTACCCACCGACGGTCAATCACATGTACAGACGCGCGCGGGGTCATCTGGCGCTGACGCCGGAGGCGCTGGCATTCCGCCATGCGGTGCGGATGATCGCGATGGTGCAAGGCGTCACGCCGATCCTCGGACCCGTGGCGGTGTTCCTCGATGCGTACCGCCCGAGGCGTCGGGGCGATCTGGACAATATCCTGAAGGCGACCCTCGACGCGCTCAACGGCATCGCGTACCGTGATGACGATCAGGTGACGGAGATCCACGCGCAACGGTACGAGGACAAGCGCGCACCACGCGTCGAGGTGAGCGTGGTACCGTTGACGTGATCGTCAGTGCTTTTGTGATGATCCACGCGAGGCATAATGGCTGAACAGCGGTACACCATGACGCAGATCGCGGACGCGTTGCGTGCGCATGGTGGTTTCGTCAGCGACACCGCAGTGCACCTCGGGTGTGCCGGGATGACGGTGCGCCGGTACATTGCGCGGTACCCCGCACTCCAGCAGATCATCGACGATGAACGCGAGCGCGTGCTTGACGTGGCCGAACGCGCCAACGCCAAACTGATCGCGGATGGGCATCCCGAGCAGGTGCGTTGGTTCCTCGGCAAGATGGGCCGCAAACGTGGCTACACCGACAAGACCGAGGTCGAACTAAGCGGACCCGGTGGAGGGCCAATCCGTCTTGACGTTGACCGATTCCTCG